TTATATATAGAGATAAAAAAAGACAGCTATCTGCTGACTTTTCGGTTTTTTGAAATATTAACTTATGAACTTTTTAAATGGTGCTTACTGAAATCGCCTAGTTTGAAATTTTATTGCCGCAGGAATATGGATATTTCTCTAAAGCAAAATAAGTGCATGATTTTGTTAAACTTTTAGCCTTATGAACTTTTGAAATATTAACAAGTCTAAATTGATAAGGCCAAACAACAACTTAATGGTACTACACATACCTGTTTTCATCAACAGTTTGCACTTATGCTATTGTGTAATTTTACCAATGAATAAATGTTGTTTTTATTATAGATAATCCCTATAATAAATTTACACATTATATAAAGGTGAATTTATGAAAACTAATCAACTGATGAACATTGCATTTTCAACTGGAAATATCCGCATTTATCACAACACAGCGATGGGGTCTCTAACCGACCTTTTTTCCATTGGTAACGCCATGCGCGTTGGAGAAGGTAAAAAGGCCGCCGTGCTGTCTCAGTTCCTTGAGTCAGGAAGAACGATTGACTTCGCCAGCGTTATACAAGATGTTCACGGCATAAAGGCCTATGAGGTAGCAGGAAGAGGTGCAACAGGCGGAACGTGGGCGTGTCTTCAAATGATGATCTTCGCAGCCGAATACCTATCACCAAGATTCCATCTTGAAGTTATTGACGCATTCATTAATAACAAAATACTTGAATGGCGTGACGTGTCTGGAGATGAATTCAAGGCATTGAATATTGCTATAGATAACTACCTGCCTGGTAGAGACGGAAAAAGTAACAAAGGAATCTACATAAACACGGCAAAGATGCTACTTGGTAAAGTGAATCCAAGCATAACAACATGGAATGATGCAACAGCTGACGAGCTAAGAGAAAGAGCGGTTATTGAAAATAAACTAGTAACAACACTACATCTTGGCCTTATCAGAGACTGGGAGCATATGAAAGAAATCATAGAAAAGATTTAACCGTAATAATTTAAGGCCAGAAATGGCCTTTTGTATTGCATTCATGTAATAGTTAACCTACACTAGGTTTAATGATTACAAATTGAGATGCAAGATGGTTCACATTCCAGATTCAAAGGTTATGACAAAGCCTTGCGATTGGTGCGGCGAGGAGTTTAGTTACATCGAAAACTCCAACTCATCACATGCACCGCGTAAGTTCTGCAACAAGAACGGAACAAATGCTTGCGCAGTGGCATATCACCGAGCAAGGCCGCACAGAAGAAATCAAACAACACTAAGGACTAACTATGCTTCAACTAACCGAAAACCAGCAATTAAACGACTACACGTCACTGGCGCTAACTACAGCACCGACATTCAACACTGTGCAAACTGACGGCGTAGTGCAGATGACCATCACGGCGGTAGATGTCGGCGCGTATCTGTCCAGCTTGGTGAGCACTGGCAAGCCGGTAATTATGACCAACGGCGCTATCAAAGTGGCTGTAACTGGCAATATCGACGGCTGCGTAGTTAATGGGCAGCTGGTGCAGACGGTTGCGGAAATTTTGACGGAAACTAATTAGTAATAAATCGAGGAATTAAAAATGGATGTAATTAATTTAAACCAAAATAAAATAATTCTAGTTGATACTGACAAAAACGAATCAAATACCATTGATGATGGTTGTTACTGGGTTGAAGTAACAAACACAAACGGAGATAACAGCGTTAGCACGGTGGCAACTTGTGAGAATGGGATTTGGTTTTTGTCTGGATGTGAAAATCCAGAGACATATCAAAAACTAATAACAAGAAAACTATCACATAAGCTAATTAACCCAACAGAATCAATTCGCGACGAGTTTGAAAAGGTATGGGTGGCGTCAGGTGAGGGCGCAGAAAAACTAATCCGTGATAAGTTTGGGTGCTACGATGACGAATCAGCATTCACCGCATACAATTGGTTTAAGATTGGTGCCGGAATAATGGATGTGTAACAGAATCTGTTCAGGGTTTTGCCTCGCACTTGCGGGGCTTTTTTATTGGCGCAACATTAACGACACTAAGCCGATAAACTGTTACAATTATCCGAGAAATCGGATAAAAAACGGTGATGATTATGGCTAAAAAAGGCACATTCTCAAGTGAGAACCAACCAGCGAATAAACGAGGTAAATCAAGGTATAGCAAGCTAATTGATGCCCTAATATCAAAGGGTTACACAGAGCAAATGCTGTACGAAAAGATTGTCGAGGCCGCCATGATTGACGGTGATGTCACTATGCTTAAAGAAATTATGACGCGCTTCTGTCCTCCTTCAAAACCTTCTGCGCAGGAAATAACTTTCGAGTTTCCTGAATCAGGTACTCCAGTTGAAAAGATTGATTCCGTTATTCTTGGCGTATCCAATGGCGACATTCCGGCTGACATCGGAAAACTGGTTGTGGATATGATCAAAACAAGCGTTGATGTCGAAGAGACAACAGAGCTAGCGCAACGCCTTGAAAAACTAGAAAGCATGATATCGCAAATGGCTAAGAGTTAATGGCGCGAAAGCGTATAACCAAGCAGTCAATAGAAAAGCTGGAAGCTGCACTCGATATAAACTTCGACGCCGCTGAGTCGGCTGTATTTGGTGTGTGCGATATGCAGCAAGCTGTTATTAAACGATTAAAGATGACAGCGAGTGGCGTCTACGAGACAGATGAAGAACCGACGATACTCATTCCTGAGCGGCTTGAAAAACTTCTATACCCCAAGAGACTAAAAATCATTTACGGCGGTCGCGGTTCAGGTAAAACGCGAACCGTTACATCAATACTGACTGAGCGGTCTAGGTTTCGCCGTGAGCGTATCGCCTGCTTCCGTGAGATTCAGGGCTCAATAAAAGAATCCAGTTACCAAGAAATAATTGACGAGATTGAGCGTAAGGGTGAGTTTGAAGAGTTTCGGCAAGTTGAGGGCGAGATTAGCCACAAGCTAACACGCTCTAAATTCTCATTTAAAGGGTTGTATCGCAACGTCACGACCGTAAAGGGTTTTGCTGGTGCTACCATCGCATGGGTTGAAGAGGCTGAAAATATCAGTCAATCATCGATTGATATACTTGAACCAACAATACGAGCCGAAGGCTCCGAGATATGGCTCACATTCAACCCAAATAAGCCAACAGATGCAATCTGGACTAATTTCGTAGAGCCTTATCTCGATAAGATGCAAGGCGGTATCTATGAAGACAATGACGCGCTAATCATTGAGGTTAACTACACTGATAACCCATGGTTCACGGCAGAGCTTGAGGGAACTAGGTTAAAGGCGCAACGCACAGACATAGACCGCTATAACTGGATATGGTTGGGTAAATTCAACAAACGAGCTGACGAGCTGGTGCTCGGCGGTAAATATTCCGTAATTGACTTTACGCCACAACAAGAATGGGACGGCCCATATTTGGGCGCCGACTTTGGTTTCGCGCAAGACCCATCAACGCTAACAGTGTGTTGGGTGTTTGATAATACGCTTTATGTTGAACATGAGGCCTACGGTGTAGGCGTTGAGATAGATAAGCTGGGTGATATGTATGAGCGTGCATATCCAAGAGCTAAGGACTATGTGATACGCGCTGACTGCTCAAGACCTGAAACTATCAGCTACATAGCTAAGCGCGGGTTCAGAATTGAAGGGTGCGACAAATGGTCAGGCAGCGTTGAAGATGGCGTAACACACCTGAGAAGTTATGACCAGATTGTAATTCATACACGATGCGAACGCACCGCAGATGAGGCCAGTCGATACTCATACAAAGTGGACAAAAACACTGGTGATGTCTTGCCGGATATTGTTGACAAGCATAACCACTGCATAGACTCGATTAGATACGGCATTGGGCCATTAATCAAAAACGGTAAAGGATTCGGCGCATTCCGCCCATCAGGAAGAAGATAGCCGCGAAAGCGGCTAATCCCCTACGTAATCGCCGGATTTTTTGCCTTCATAAACATCAGCTAGCTGTCCTTTTGTGTATGTACGCATTCGTTCACATTCTTGCTCAAGCAGCTCATCCATAACTTTACGCTGCTTTTGTCGCTCAAGTTTTAGTGCCATTTTGCGCTGACGCTCACGCTCCTGGTATTCTGGGGTGAATAGTTCACCTGATGCGATGGCGGTAGGACTTCTGTTTTGTTGGCATGTTAATTCCCCATCTTTGGTATTTGCCCTGACGGCGTAGCTTCGCATTTCATGCACCACTCCGCCCAATACGCTTGGCCTACTTGGC